ATGAAACCCGAACAAATCAAGGCGTTGCTGAAGGAACAAGGGGCGACGCAGTCTGATGTGGCGCGTGTTGTCGGCGTCAGTCCGGCAACGGTGAGCGGGGTGATCAATGGCACCTCGAAGTCGCGAATGGTCGCCATGACGATCGCGGGGTTCCTGAAAAAGGACGTCGATGTCCTTTGGCCGGGAAAGTATCCGAAGGTCTATCGCCGCAATCGCAGGGATGTGTGCGTTGATCTGGAGAGGGTGTTCCAGGCGCTGAAGGCGACGCCTGCCGCGGCTCGCGCGACTGCCGAGGTTTGACATGAACGGCACCCAGCATCCCGTGCCCGTGACTGCGCGTGATCCGCTCGAAGACGATGTTCGCCCCTTCAGCGAGGAAGAACAGGCTGCGCTGTATGAGCGGGTCGCGCTCATGGCGTATGGCCTCACTGCCCTGCCGGGCGATGCGAGGCGCTGATGACCGCAATCACGTTCATCAGGTTCTGCAGCGACTCGTTGCGCCGTTCCGGGTTGCCGATTGGCAAGTTGCGGATCGCGTTCTCGATGTCGAAGCGCCAGTTCATGGTGCAGATGGATCGGCTGTCGCGGAGCTGCGAGACGGCCGCGCACAGCCCTGCAATCAAAACCGCGTTCAAGTCGCCCATACGTTCGACGCGTTCTTCCAGCGCTGCGATCCGGTCCATATACGCCCCTTCCGTCACGTGTTCTTCACCGATGACTGAATTTTACGCCAGTGAATCGAATTCACTCGGACGCAATAACCCGCTTTTTTTGGAGGGTGCTTCGTGGGCCTGAATCCAAGAAGGCGGGCGTATTGGAAGTCGTACGTTCCGGCCACGCTGAAGGACGCGCTGTACGGCTGTATCGAGTACGCGAAAGAGGCGCGGAACCTCAGCGTCGAGCGCATCGCGGACCTGTGCGGCATCAACAGCCGGGACACGCTCTACAAGTACATCAGCGAGGCGCGGCTGCCGGTCGGGCTGGTGCTGGCCTTCGAGGCCGCATGCGGCATAAACCTGATCAGCCGCTGGAACGCCAGCGCGAGCGGCCAGCTGCTGCTCGACATCCCCAAGGGCAAGACGGCGACACCCGACGACATCAGCAACTTGCAGACCGCGCTGCACTCCGCTGTGGGCGACCTGTTGTCCTTCTACCGCGACGAGAAGAGCGCCGACGAGGTGCTGGCGTCGGTGACGGCCGGGCTGAATCAGCTCGCCTGGCACCGCGCCAACGTCGCCAAGCACAACCAACCGGAGCTTGACCTGTGACCACCGAGAAGTCCGACGCAACTAGCCAGCGCGCCGTCGTGCGGGCGATGCGAATCATGAAGCTGCTCAAGGGGCAGACCGACCTGGGCGTGAGCCTGCGGCAGTTGGCAAAGGCCTTGGGTGAGAACGACTCCACCGTGCTCAACACGCTGCGAGCGATGGAAGGCGAAGAGATGGTCATGCAGTACGACAAGACCAATCACTGGGCGCTTTCGATTGCCTGCATGCAGATCCACGCCGCCACCGATGCCGAACTCACGCGCATCGCCACGCGCACCGCCGAACGCCGCCAGCGCATCAATGCCGCCATCGCAGAAGTCGGCGGCTGATTCCTCAACCAACGGAGATCACAAGAACATGGCACGCCCCAAGAAAGCCGAAGTCGAGGCCGTCGAAACAGGTATCGACACGCCGCAGGCCACGCATGCGCTGCAGACGCTGCAGCAGTCCGGCGCGGCGATGATCAATCAGGTCGCGCAGCAGCTTGAACAGGCCGAGTACAGCCGATCCGCAGCGATCACCACGATTCAGGGGCTGATGGCGAACGCCAGCCTGGTCATGTACGAAATCGGCCGCGTGCTGTGCTGGGTGCGCGCCAACGAGCCGGCGGAAGAGTTCGTCGCGTTGCTCGATCAGGTCGGTATGGAAAAGCGCCTGGCACAGAAGCTGATGCAGACCTTCCGCAAGTTCAGCGCAGCGCTGACGGGCGAACAGCGCAACAGCGTGCTCGGCCTGGGCCGCAGCAAGCTGCTCGAACTGGTCGCGCTCGACGACGAAGAGCTGCAGGCGGTGGCCGACGGCGACAGCGATCTGGGCACCATCGACGAAATCGACGCGATGAGCACCAGCGAGTTGCGCGCCGCCATCCGCAGAGAGCGTGAGAAGGGCATCGCCGAGGCCGAAGCGAAGGACCGGCGCCTGAGCGATCGCAATCAGCGCATCGAGAAGCTGGAAGATGAGCTGGAAAAGCTGCAGCACGGCACGAAGGACGAGAGGGTACGCGCCGCCCGCGCGGCCGATCGCCACGCCGTCGAGCAGGTGCAGGGCGCCACGCTCGCGCTGCTGGCGCAGGTCGAGGCCTTCGATGTGGCGATCGCCGACATCCTGGCGCACGCGTCACAAGGCGGCGGAAACGCCGTCAGCCTTCGCCGCATCGCGACGGACAGCTTGAACTTCGCCTTCCAGCGCATCGCCGATATCGCACGCGAGCGTGAGATGGACGTGGACTTCCAGGCCGTGGTCGAACCCGAGTGGCTGAGCGCCGTCGAGGGTATGTCCAAGGGCGTCGGGGCCTGACATGCACGCCGCCGACCTCGCCATCATCGACCTGCTGCGCGCCTACGCCACGCGCATCGCCAGCGCCGGGCACGGGGCGAAGAATGCCATCGTCGCCGAGGCGTGCGAGCGCCTGCAGATGAGCCAGGCCACGCTGTACAAGCGCATGGGCGAACTGGGGCTGACGCGCGCACGGAAGCGGCGCAGCGACGCCGGCACCACGCGCGTTCCGGCAGAGGTGGCGCGAATCGGCGGCGGTCTGGTGGCGCTGGCCACCCGCGCGAACGGCAAGCGCACCATGACGATCAAGGGTGCGGCCCGGCAGTTGATCGCAAACGGACTCGGCGCGGTGGATGAAGACACCGGCGAAGTGGTCAGCTTTTCCACCAGCACGCTTTCGCGCGCGATGCGCCTGCATCAGTGCCACCCCGATCAGCTCGCCGTGCCGAGCGCACACACCAACCTGGTGAGCCTGCACCCTAACCACGTGTGGCAGGTCGATTGCTCGGTGTGCGTCATCTTCTACGCGCCGGAAGGCGGGCTGCGCGTGAAGGCCATCGACGACACGGACGTCTACAAGAACAAGCCCGACGCGGTCGCCCGTGTGGCGCGCGACCTGTGTTTGCGCTGGGCCATCGTCGACCACACCAGCGGCGCGTTCTACAGCGACTACCACGCCGGCGCGGAAGACTCGACCAGCTTCAACGAGTTCTTCATCCGCGCCATCCAGCAGCGCGCCGGTCAGCCCTTTCACGGCGTGCCGCGCATCCTGATGCTTGACCCCGGTGCAGCAGCGCGTGCCGCCACCAGCCGCAACCTGCTGGAGCGCCTGGGCGTGCAGGTGATCCAGCACCGCCCGAAGAATCCGCGCGCCAAGGGCATGGTCGAGGGCCTGCACAACCTGATCGAGCGCGAGTTCGAAGGCCTGCTGCGTCAGTGGAAGCCGGCCGACATCGATGATCTGAACACCTGGCATCACCGCTGGCGCGTCGCCTACTGCGCGACCGAACGCCATAGCCGGCACGGCATGACGCGCTTCGGCGCCTGGACACGCATCCGCGAAGACCAACTCGTACTGGCGCCGCCGGTCGAGTTGTGCCGCGAGCTGGTGGTGTCGCGCCCGGTCGAGCGCACGGTGACCGGTGACCTGTCGATCAGCTACGCCTGCCCCGGCCACAAGAGCGCGATCTACACCCTGCGCCACCTGCCCGACGTGTATCCCAAGCAGAAGGTGCGCGTGGTGGTCAATGCCTACCGCCTGCCGGATGTCGATGTACTGGTCGATGCGCCCGACGGCACGGTGGCCACCTACACCGTGTCACCGGCCGAGCTGAACGAGTACGGCTTCATCGCCGCCGGCGCCGTGATCGGTGAGGGCTACAAGGCCGCGCCGAAAAACGAGGCGCAGCGCCAGCTCGACCGCATCGCGCAAGAGGCCTACGGCCTGCCCAGCATGGATGACGCCAAGCGCCAGCGCGCGCAGCGCACCGCCTTCACCGGCGACGGCGGCATCACGCTGAACCCGTTCGCTCATATCGAAAGCGCCCAGTTGCCTGCCTACCTGCCCAAGCGCGGGCGCGAGCACGGCGCGCAGATCGCCGCGCGCGACCTACCGAACGTCGAGATCACGCAGGCCGTGCGACGGCTGCGCACGGCGGGGGACAAAAGCAGCGATCTGTATGCGCGCCTGTCGGCGCAGTTCGGCGATGGCTTCGTGCCGGCCGACTGGCTGCAGGCGGAGGTGGATGCACTGCGCGGCGCCGAGCGCCAGCAGGCAACGGGCTGAGCCCGGAAGGAATTCGGCCCCGGTGCTGCGAACACCGGGGCCGAGGGTGGGCGGATTGCGATTGCAAGCGAACTTGCACCAGATCGCAAACCGCCCGGACTGCAACGACGACGAGAGGTTACCACGTGAGCACACACACATTGCGGGCCATCCCGACACCGGCCGGTACCGCCTACATCAACCCGAATCTTGAATGGACGCGTCCGATGAAGCTGCGCGAAGTCATGACCGCCAACGGCATATCTCACAGCATGTTGCGCCTGGCAATCCGCGGCACTGACGGCGAGCTGCTGGCGCGATCCACCGTAACCACCATCCTCAGCCGCGATGTGTGGCCGCAGCGCACTCCGCGCGAATGGATCGAAAAGCAGATCCGCGACTACCTGCGCAGCCGCGGCCTGGCCGAGGCCGATCACGCCGATCTGTTCGGAAGCGAGATCGACGCCGCGCCCGACCTTTCGCGCATCCGTCCGCGCAAGAACGAGTACCCCGTCCCCGATCAGGAATTCAACGCCCCGGAGCCCGCCATGCTGTCACCCCAAGCCCGCAAGCACTTCTCGATGTTCCGCGAGCCGTTCCCGCAAGACCTTCACGGCGCCGATGAAGTGTTCCTCGGCCCCGATCAGCTGTACGCCAATGAAGCGCTGTGGGATGCAGTCAAGAACAACCGCCTGTTCGCGCTGGTCGGCGAGTCCGGCGCCGGCAAATCCACGCTGATCGACCTGCTGCGCGACCGCATCCAGCGCGAGCAACTGCCGGTGCGTCTGCTCAACGTCAGCACGCCGGACAAGAGCGAAGTGCGCGGCCGGGCGGTGCTCGAAGCCATCGTGCGCGATCTGGACTCTGACGCGAAGATACCGTCGAGCAACGAAACGCTGAGCCGGCTTGCTCACAAGCTGCTCGCCGAGTCGGCCGAGGCCGGGCAGCACACGACGCTCATGTTCGAAGAGGCGCACGACCTCACGGTCGACGCCCTGAAGCTGCTCAAGCGCTTTCACGAGTTCAAGGTGGGTTGGCAGAAGCTGCTGTCCATCGTGCTCATCGGTCAGCCCGAGCTGACCAAGAAGCTCAACGCCAACGCCGCCGGCGTCGCCCGTGAAGTCGCTCGCCGCCTCGAAGTGCACACCCTGCTGCCGCTCGACAGCGACCTCGAAGACTTCGTCGCCCACCGGCTGAAGGTGATCAACGTCGACGCCAGCAAGGTGTTCGCCGCTGACGCCTATGACGCCGTGCGCCAGCGGCTTGTGGCGCTGGTCAGCGTCGGCCAGGCGAAAGAGCGCGTCTCGATGTGTTACCCGCTGCTGGTCGGCAACCTGCTCACCCGGGCTATGAACGAGGCTGCGCACCTGGGCGCCGCCAAGGTCGACGCCAACATCGTGCGGAGCTGCTGACATGAGCGCCTCAGTCTCCTACGTGCGCCCGCAGCGCACCGTGCCCGAGCCGGTTTCGCCGCTCAACGGCGTGTTCCTGAACGCCACCATCGCCATCGCAGAAGCCGTCGGCGTACTGACCGACATGGGGCTGCGCATCATCAACGTGCAGATGGCATGGGGCGCGCTGCCGACCATCCACATCGCCGAATGCGAAGCGCTGCGTGAGCGCGTCGAGCGCGACGAAGCGGCGTACTACCACTGGTCGACCGACGAATCCACCGGCCGGCAGTTCCGTCACGGGCAGTTCCAGATCCGCGGCGTGCGCTGCATCTGGGTCGAGCAGATCGGTCACTGAGCGAGGGCGACGGCGATGGACGAGAGCAGAGGCGTCACCGAGCAACTGTGCGACTTCATCGCCGAACGTGGCGTTGCGCGCAGCACGGACATCTACGAGGCGTATCCGCACATCGGTACCAACCTGCACGGAATGCTCAAGAACCCATTGGGCAATGGCTACCTGGTGAGTTGCAAGGTCACTGCGCCGGATCGCCGCGGCGTCATGCGCGAGATCGGCGAATTCCGCGTGAGCGAAAACGCCAAAGGCCGCAGCTACAAGGAATGGAAAGCCAAGTTCGACCCCGAAACGCGGGGCGATCTGAAGCCCGCCAAGCTGCCCCCGCGCGCCGCCGCTGCCCTCGCTGTCGCCGTCACGCGCGAAACGCTGACTTCCCCTCTCTCGCCCCGCGAAAAGGGCCGGATCGAGCGCGCTCAGCTCCGCCGCGACACCCTCGCCGCGCACATCAACCGGCCCGCCGTTCGCAGAACGACAGCCCCTCAGCCGGAGGTGGGGAAAAACACCGGCACTGCAGGATTGGTTACTCCAACGAGTGCACCTTTTACCGAGGCCTGCAGCGTTGCACCCACACCGTCCGCGGAGCGCGCCAACGCCACCGCGGACGGTGGCGACGAGATCACCGCAACCTGGTGCTTGCACAGCGACGGCTCGATGCAGCTTGCCAAGGACGGCATGAGCCTCACGCTCGCGCCGGCTGAAGCCCTGCGCTTCGCCCAGTTGTGCGGCCTGGTCACGCCCTACCTGGCCGACATCCGGCCGGTCGGCACGCACTGAGGAACCCGCCATGTCCCAGTCCAAGCAAGCCAATCAGCCACGCATCGCAACCAAGAGCGATCTGCTCGCCAGCCTCGCGCAGAACGGCAACAGCGGCGCGCAACGCGGCGTCACCGCGCGCCGCCTGTGCGCCCGCCTGGGCTGCCACGAGCGCCACCTGCGCACGCTCATCACCGAGCTGCGCGAAGACGGCATCGCAGTCTGCGGCACCCCGCGTGACGGCTACTACATCGCCATCCGCGCCAGCGAAGTGGAAGACACCTGCCGCTTCCTGCGCGCCCGCGCCATGAAGAGCCTGCAGCTCGAAGCCCGGCTGCGTCACATCCCGTTGCCCGAGCTGCTGGGCCAGCTTCGCCTGGAGACCTGAAGACATGAGCACCGAGAACACGAAGCACCCGCTGATCGGTCGCCGGGTGCGCGTATCGCACCAGGCGCGGCACTACCCGAACCGCTTCGGCGTCGTCGTGAAAGTGCTGGGCGACGACAGCCTGATGGTCAGCCTCGACGCCTACAAGCGCGCCCCCGCGCGCCGCCAGGCCTACCGACTGACCGACCTGATTGTTCAACCCCTGTATCAACCCGAACAAGGAAACGACCATGAGCAAGAAAACCGCACCCACGCCTGAACTCGTCGCCATTCGCGAAGCCGCCCAGCGCCTCGCCATTGCCAACCGCGAACTGACCGTGCGTGCCGAGATGCAGCAGCGCGAGCTGGCCGCCGCCGTCGCCCCCATCGCCGAGAAGCACCGCGCCGGCATCGACGAAGCCGCTCAAGCCCGCGCCGAGGCCGAGGCCGCGCTGGATGCGCTGCTCAAGGCCTCGCCGAGCCTCTTCATGTCACCGCGCAGCGTGACGGTCGATGGCGTGAAGTGCGGCTATCGCAAGGAAGAAGACTCGCTGGACTGGGGCGACGAAGACCTGGTGATCAAGCGCATCGAAGATCTGCACCCCGAGCTGTACGACCTGCTGGTGCGCGAGAAGAAGACGCTGGTGGCCGACGCGCTCGCCCAGCTCGAACCGCGCCAGCTTGCCCACATCGGTGTCCGCCTGGTCAGCGGTGCCGACCGGTGCTTCATCAGCATCGGCGACAGCGACGTCGACAAGCTTGTGAAGGCCATCCTCTCCGACGCCCAGCGCCGCGTCGCCGACGACGACAAGCCGGCGAAGAAGCGAGGCAAGGCCACCGCCAAACCCCGCACCCGCGAGGTGGCGTGATGCCCGGCGCCTACATCGACACCTACCGCGAGCCCGGCGTGATCGCGCGCGTGCGCCAGCGGCTGGCTGTGTGGCGCATCCGCCGCCGCATCGAAGAGCTGCGCGCCGCCACCGAAATCGGCCGCGAAATGATCCGCAACGACGAAGCGCTCATCGCGCGGCAGGAAGAGCAGATCGCCGCGCTCAAGGGCGAACTGCTGCAACTCGGAGGGCTGACGACATGCGAGAAGTCCTGAACCTGATGGTCGAGGTGCCGCTGTGGGCCATCGCAGTGTTCGGCCTCATCGGCCTGCTGCTCATCGGCCTTGACGGCTGGCGCGCCCAGCAGTGGCAGCACCTCGCCATCCTCGCCGCCCGCATCGGCACCCGCCCGGCCGACACGCTGCCCGACCCGGCCGGCGCCCTCGACGCCGCCGCTGAATCTGTTTCAACCCCGCCGGGCGACCGGCCAACCACCAGGAGCACCACAGCATGAACCAGCAAGAACTGACCCGCACCGTATCGGAAGTGTCCGGCCACTCGAAGAAGGACGTCGATCACATCCTGAAAACCCTGGGCGAAGTCGTCACCGCCAACGTGGCCGACGAAGAGATCACCTTGCCCGGCATCGGCAAGCTGAAACCCAAGACGCGCGCCGCTCGCGCCGGCCGCAACCCGGCCACCGGCGAAGAGGTGCAGATCCCCGAGAAGGTCACCGTCGCGTTCAAGCCGGCGAAACCACTTATCGACGCGCTGAACGGCTGAGCACCGCTGACCCCAGCGTGAAGCCTCGCGTGCGGGGCTTCACGGTGATCAGACAGACGAAAGGAGAAGGCGATGTACTCGTTTGACAGTGGTGGTTTGGTGGCGGTCGTTGTGATGTGCTTCATGGTCGGCATGGTCGGCCGCTGGGTGGTGATGGGCGAGCTGCCGGTGATCTGGGCGGCGTTGAAGGCACTGGTCGGGCGACGAGGCGAGAAGGACATGTACTCGTTCCGCAATGGCGAACTGATCGCACTCGTGCTGGTGTTCGTGCTGCTCGGCATCGTCGCTGGCTGGGCGTTTCGCGAAGGCCTGCCGCTGCTGTGGGAAGTGGTGAAGCCGTGGATTCATGAGGTGACGCGATGAGCGATCGCACTCTCGAACAGAGCCGCGCCATTCTGCTGAAGCTCAATCAGCTACAGGCCATCGCGCAGAAGCAGGACGTGGCATCGGCGGATGCCCATGAGGCGAACACCCGCTGGAATGAAGCGCGCAAGGAGTACGCGGCTCGCTGGTCCGAGTTCGTCGCGGAGCACGGTGAAGCCGAAGCGCCGCAATGGTTTGAAGCGCTGCGCGGCCCGAAGCCGGTCCTGTCTGCTCGCGAAGGAGGCCTGTGATGGGAATCGACTCTGAAAGCCTGGCGCTGACCTGCAGTTGCCGCGCTGAGTTGCAGGCGAAGCTGGCCGAGCAATACGCAGTGCTGAACCCGGACGCCAGCAACATCCGGGCGGACCTGATGGGCTACGCATTCGGCGCGAGCAAGACGCTGAATCTGGTCGAGATGGGCGCGATGGATGTGCAGTACTCCGGTGAATGGAAACTGAAGTCGGGCGCTATGAAACCCAGAACCTACAAGGCGCGGATGTTCTTCGCGTACTGCCCCTTCTGCGGCCGGAAAGCGGGCGTCGAGCGCCCCGTTACCTACGAGGTGCAGTCCGTCCAGTACCTGGCCGGAGAACTGCGCCTGAAGACGGTCGATGACGCTGAGGTTCCTCAGCTGATCGAGGCCGGCATGCGCGTGGAGTTGCGGAAAGGCGGTGCGTGATCATGGCCAGCTTCCTGCTCAACTTCCAACGCCAGTTCGCCCCGGCTGTGCTCGCCGGCGAGAAGTGCATGACCATCCGCGCCACGCGAAAGGACCGAAAGGTGCCCGAGGTCGGCGACGTGCTTGCGCTTTATACCGGCCTGCGCACGCGCGGCGCGCAGTTGCTGATGAAGACGCCTGCCACCTGCGTATGGCGAATCCGGATGGACTTCCAGGAGCGCATGGTGGTCGTGGATGGGGCGCGCCTTGATCACGACGCACTGCGGCTGCTCGCCCGCAACGACGGCTTCCAGTCGGTCGATGCCTTCTTCGACTTCTTCCGTGCCAGCGCTGAAGGCCCGCTGTTCGAGGGCTTTGCGCCCCACTGGAATCCGAAGGAGCGTCTGCAGTGATCGCCGACCTTATCCAGCTGCTGAACTCGCTGACCTGGCCGGGTGCATTCGCCCTGGCGGCGCTGGTAGCGGGCTGTGTGGCCGTCATTTGGGGGTCGCCGTGGTAGCCAAGAGGACTCCGTGGACCGAGGCCGAGCGTGAGCTGCTGCGCAGGCTGTTTCCGCACTACACGTCGCTGGCCATCGCCCGCACGATGGGGCGGACGGTATGTGCGATCAACGGTCAGGCGGGGAAGCTCGGGCTGCAGAAGTCAGCCGAGCACCTGCGGGCGAACGGTGGCCGCTGGAACCCCGATAACCCGAAGGCCGTCGCCAATCGCTTCCAGAAGGGCCTGGTGCCCTGGAACAAGGGCAAGCACGTGGTGGCAGGCGGGCGCAGCGCGGAAACCCGCTTCAAGCCCGGCAGCAAGCCGGGCAACTGGATGCCGATCGGCAGCGAGCGCGTCACGAAAGATGGCTACCTGCAGCGCAAGCTCACCGATACCGGTTACCCGCCGCGCGACTGGGTGTCTGTGCATCACATCGTCTGGAAAGAGGCCGGCCGGGATATCCCCAAGGGCTATCGGCTGGTTTTCAAGGACGGCAACAGGCTGAACGTCGTACTGGAAAACCTCGAACTGGTGAGCATCGCCGACCTGATGCGGCGAAACACCATCCACAACCTGCCGCCCGAGCTGCGCGAGGTCGTTCATCTGCGCGCCGCCATCGTGCGGAGGATCAACCGACACGAGAGGGCTCAAAGCCATGAGCAATGACATCCGCGAACTGCGCTCGATCCTGTTCGACACGCTGCGCGACGCGAAGGACACCAGCAAGAAGCTGGACATCGAGCGCTGCAAGGTGGTCGCCGAACTGTCGCAGGTGCTCATCAACACCGCCAAGGCCGAGGTGGATTTCCTGAAGACCGTTGGCGGCAAGTCGACCGGCTTCCTGGATGCGCCGGGCGTGACCACGAACGTCACTGGCGGCGAGCGGTTGAAATGAGCACCAGCCGCTTCGCCACCTTCGGCGCGCTGCGCTACGGCGTCGAACGCTTGCGGGCTGCCCGGCGCTGGAAACGCAAGGGGCTCACGTATGCCCAGATCGGTGCGCGCCTGGGCGTGAGCCGGCAGCGCGCGCACCAGCTGCTGAACCCGTCACCGACGAAAGGAAGCGTCAATGCCCATCACTGACAAGCAACTGGCCGGCAATCAGCGCCGGTCGCTGCGCGTCATGCGCGCCAAGCTGCTCGCGATGGCGGGCGAGTGGGACGGCCGCGATCAGTTCAACCTGAGTGAGCTGACGCGCCTGGCCGACGATGTCGAGGAAGTCGCCATCAACATGACCGACGACAGCGTGATCGACGACGGCGAGGTCAAGCTATGAGCATGACCGAGATCGCGCCGGGCGTGCGGGTGGGCAAGCACGAGGCCGAGCCGGCCAAGAAGCGCAAGGCACGCCCGGCGCGCTCGGCCGACGATCTGCGCCGCGCCGAGATCGCCCAGATCAAGATCGGCGCCAAGCAGCTCGGGCTGGAGGATGACGTCTACCGCGACATGCTGTTTGCGCTCGCCCGGGTGCGCTCGGCCGCTGACCTCGACTGGACCGGCCGCAAGCGCGTGATCGAGCACCTGAAAAGCTGCGGCGCGACGGTGGGTAAGCAGCGCAAGCCGCGCGACGGCCAGGCGGAGAAGATCAGGGCGCTGTGGGCAGCGCTCGCGCAGGCCGGCGTGGTGCGCGACGGCTCGCCCGCCGCGCTGTCGGCCTGGCTCAAGCGGCAGACGCGCATGAGCGCGGCCGAGTGGCTGTCGACCGCCGAGGCCTCGCGCGTGATCGAGTCGCTGAAGGGCTGGGCCGCACGCGGCGGTGTGGAGCTGGCGGACTGATCATGCACGCGCTCGACCTCGATCCCGACCTGCTGCCGGCCTTCGCGGCCGAGCTGGTCGCGCGCATCGGCGAGGCCGCCACCTTCGCGCTGGCTGGCCGCTGGCCGGGCGTGCGGCTGTACGTGCCGCTGCGCGCCGAGATCGATAACCAGGAGAACGGCCCGCACCCCATCGTCGCCTGCATCGGCCTCGACGCCGCGCAGAAGCTGAGCGACGAGTACGGCGGCACCGTCATCGTGGTGCCCAGCTGCAAGCTGGCCATCCGCGCCCGCTACGTGAATCGCCTGGTCGAACGCTTCTACCGCGGCGAGTCCGCCCGCGATCTCGCGCTGTCCGAAGGCATGACCGAGCGCGGCATGCAGAAGCTGCTCAGCGGCGCCGGCGCGATGGCGGACAAGCGGAATCTGAGTCTGTTTGATTGAGAACGGGTCTGCACAGGACGTTGAAAGGAGGAAACGATGGGGATGGTGACTGAACGCCAAATAGTCGAAGCAACCGACAGCCAAGAAATCAAACTTGGGCTGTTCCAGGTTTGGATAGACGTCAACTGCGGGCTCGATGCTGCACCTGACTGGTGGTGGAACTCGGAACCCCAGCCCCTGCAAGGCGCGCTCAATGAAGCTGCCGAGTGCAGGGATAAAGGAGTTCCTGCGCGGGTGATGCCGGAAGGGATGAACCCTCGCCCTGACGGCCGATGGGACAACCCATGCTGAGGCCCAACGGGGAGATGACAGACGGACAGGCCGGCCGGTTTGGCGAAAGCGAGGCCCCAGACACCTGCCCGGAATGCTGCGCCGAGTGGTCGCACTCCGAGCGGGTGCACACGGGCGATGCACAAGCCTTGGGCGGCTGGGAAGACTGGATGTTTTGCGCCGCCTGCCAGTGCGAACTGTTCTACCCCGTCACCATCCGCCCACAGTTGATCGCGGAAGCTCAGCGGCCCGCCCGCTGATTGTTCGATAATGGCGCAGCCGGCGGCGGGTCCGCTGGAGCGCACAGTTCGGCCTGGTGCCGAAGCGAAAGGACAGAGATGAACCAAGGTATGCAATGGCTGCTGCTGGGCGGGCCGTGGAACGGGAAAACACTGTGGATCAAGGCCGGGAGTTCTGTGCGCGTGCCGCACGAAGACGGCGAGGAGTACCTATACGCAGGAGAGAACTACCTGCACGACGGCCGCTTGTACCGTCTTGGTGTCTGCCATAGCGAGGGGGACGCCGATCTGTCCGCCGCTCCGCGGCTTATCCAAGAAACAGGCCTGCAGCACATCGCTGGCTCATGAGGCCGAACGCGGGATAGACGACAACCGGGCGCAATGCGCACCCTCGCCGAAATCGTAGGCTGGCTGATCATCGCGATGTTCCTGCTGGGCACCACCGGCCTGGCAGACTTCCGTCTCGACTTCATGCTAGGCTGAAACCCTTCCTGCAGCACCCGCGCTGAACGCGTTCAGCATGTAAGCGCCTTCCCCCCGCGGCCATCATGGCCGCATGAACACCGCCACCCCCGCACCCAACGCCGAACCGGTTTTCGCCGCCCAGCGCAGGACCACGCTGGTGGCGATCCATTGTTCCGCCACGCCCGATGACCGCACGCTGTTCTACGGCTCGGGCCGTGAGCTGCGCACGCCGGTCGATGAGATCGACACCTGGCACTGGGACCGCGGTTTCCGTCGCCAGTCGGCAGCGCTCAAGGCCTTCAATCCTCACCTTCGCGCGGTCGGCTATCACATCGTGATCGCACGCAATGGCGCGGTATTCACCGGCCGTCACCCGAACGAGGTGCCGGCGCACGCCAAGGGGCACAACACGCCCGCGCTCGCGATCTGCCTGGTGGGCAAGCAGCGCTACACGCCGGCGCAGTGGGCGCAACTGGCCGACCTGGTGCGCGAGCTGTGTGCCGCGAACCGCGTGCCGCTGCAGCCGGTCACGCCGGCGCGCCTGACCGGCGTGTGCGGTCACCGCGACCTGAGCCCCGACCTCGACCACAACGGCAAGATCACGCGCAATGAGTGGGTGAAGGTGTGCCCCGGCTTCGACGTTGCGACCTGGCTGGCGGGCGGCCTGCAGCCGCTGGCCGAACACACGGCGCCGGAGGTGGGCAAATGATGCGGATGGGCAAGTCGATACTCGCTGCGCTGCAGATACTAGCGCTGGGCGCAAATCCGGGTTGGTCGGCGGGCTGGGCGCCGCTGATGCGCGCACCGCGCGTGCGTATGCACTCGGTCGAGACCGGGCTGCACGCACCGCACCGCGTGCGCCGCACGGTGGCCGGTGAGCAGCGCGCCGCCGCGAAGCGCCTTGCCGTGCGCCGCGAGCGCGCGCGGCGGAAGGCGCGGGCGCGTCGATGATCCGCCTCGGCCCCGTCACCCTCGCGCTGATTCAGGACTGGCAGCGCGCGCACAAGCTGCTGAGCGTGCAGTTCGCCGGGCTGCTGCTGGCGCTCGACGTGGCTTACGACTACCTGCCCGCGATCGCGCAGTACCTGCCGGAGCACTGGGTGCGCTGGATCGCGCTGGCAATCATCTTCGGTCGCGTGATCCGCCAGGCGAGCGTCGGGCGGTCCGGGCTGTGAATTCAGGCGATCAACTGCTGCGCGACTGGCGGCCCCACATGCTGCTGGGCGTCGTCGTGCTGGTGTGTGCGCTGGTGCTGCTGGTGCTGGGCCTCAAGTTCTGGGACAGCTTCACCGGCGCTCCCGAACCCACCCGCGCCCGCGACGTGGCCACCGTCGCCACGCAGGCGCCGCAGATCGAGTCCGCACCCGTCGAATGGATCGTGCCGCCCAAGCCACTCAAGACCTACGCACCCAAGGCCAAGGCGGCGGTGAAGCTGCCGCAGGCGGTGCAGGCCGACGCCGCGGCCGTGGTGCTGGAGTCGTCGCGCATCGCCGCCAGCGACCGCCCGCAGACCGTGACCGCCGTGCTCGACACCGAGACCGGCGAGACACGCCAGTACGTCGTCGACGAGCCGCTGCCGTGGCTCGATACCACCGTGCGCAGTGACGCCGGCGTGTATCTGGGCCTGAAGCGCGGCGAGCCGACCATCCGAGCGCAGGCGCGCGCCCAGATTGCGCAGGTCAAAGAACTGCGACTGGGCGCGCTCGCCAGCGCCGACATGCCGCTGAACGGCGAGCGGCCCGGCGTGCAGGCGGAGTACTTCATCGGCGTGGGGGCGTGGCTGCAATGGTGAGAGTGACCGAACACGGCACCGAGAAGGCGCTGCCGCTGCATCTGCACTTCGACGCCGTGCAGTACATCGTGCGCGGCTATGCCGAGCCGGACGGCTACGCGCGCAAGGCCCCGTACGACCTGCTGTTCACCGTGCTCAAGCCCGGCGACGGCACCGCCACCGTGCTCGCGATGAAGGGCGTGATGAACCGCGCCACACGCGACGAGATCGTGCGCCGGCTCGCAGCCGAGGGCGTGCACACCGCCCGCGTCGTGCGGCACGGCCAGATGAGAGAGATTTCAACCGGACTGAAGGAAGGGCGAGCGGCGTGACGATCACCCCTGAACAGATAGGTACGTGGCTGGTCATCGTCGGCGCGCTGGCCAGCGCCATGTGGACGCTGGGGCGCGTGCTCATCGCTCAGTTCACGAAGCTGCTCGACACGCGATTCAAAGGCCAGGACGAGCAGTTCGCCGCCCTGGTGCGTGGGCAGGAGCAGGAGCGCGTCAACTGGCAGCGCATCGAGCGCGACCTGCTGGAGCTGCGCGCCGAGCTGCCGGTGGCCTACGTGCGCCGCGAAGACTATGTGCGCGGTCAGACGGTGATCGAAGCCAAGCTCGACGCCATCCACGTGCGCGTCGAGAACGTGCAGATACAGGTGGCACAAGTACAAGGAACCCAGAAATGACGCCCGACCTTCAGAAAGCCCGCCGCGAGCAGATGCGCTGGATCATCCTGCTCACGCTGCAGAACTCGCGCCCCGTCGAGATCCACGAAGCGGTCGTGCTGCAGGTGCTTCAGGGCATCTACCCGGATGCAACCGCGCTCGAAGTACGGCGCGAGCTGGATTACCTGGGCGACCGCGAACTGGTGTGCCTGAACAAGCGGCCGGAAGGCGTATGGCTGGCCGACCTCACGCGGCACGGCGTCGACGTCGTGGAATACACCGTGGATGTCGAGCCCGGCATCGCTCGCCCCGCCAAGTACTGGGGCTGACATGCCGCCCCGCTCGAAGATCGAAACCGACCTGTCGCCCGAGCTGCGCGCCGAGCTGGACCGCCGGCTGGCCGAGGGCGGCTTCGGCGGCTACCAGGCGTTGACCGACTGGCTGCGCGAAGAGGGTTTCGAGATCGGCCGCAGCGCCGTGCACGTGTATGGCCAGGCGCTGCAGCGCCGGCTGGAGTCGGTGCGCGCCAGCACACAGGCCGCGCGCGAGATCGCGGCGCTGGCCACCGACGAAGCCGACGACAGGTCGGGCGCGATCATCAGCATCGTGCAGTCGGAGATCTTCAACACGCTTGTGCAGCTGCAGGAAGTCGAAGAGACCAAGGATCAGGTCGACCGCATGAAGCTGCTGAACAGCGCGGCCAAGAACATCGCCACGCTCACCCGCGCCAGCGTCAACCTGAAGCGCTACCAGGGCGAAGTCGCCCAGCGCGCACGCGCTGCGGCCGACGCGGCGGCGAAGGTCGGCCGCGCCGGTGGTCTGTCGGATGATGCGATCGAGCAGATCCGCGCCGGCATCCTCGGCATCGTGGGGTGATCCCGTGAGCCACGACAGCGACGATCTGCGGATCCGCGACCCCATCGTCACCTGCGGAAACCGCCTGTGCCAGCACCGGCACCGCGTGCATCAGCGCCGCGTGGTCGAGGGCGCGGACTACACCCATTGCCCGCGCTGCGGCGACGAGTGGTTCCGCGAACAGGTGCCGCACCGCACGGCGCAGGGAGTGCGCTGATGGCCGTGTTCAAGCGACTGAGTCGCGCCGAGATCGAGCGCGATTACACGCATGTGGGCTGGTTCTGCGGGCTGGTGCCGGTCTATATCGGCGGCCTCGAACTGGAGGGGCCGCGCGTCGCGGCGCGCAACGGCGTGCCGGAATGGTGGTTCGACCTGGTCGGCGTCCTGTACGGCTTCACCGCCGCGTCGGCCGAGTTCGCCTTTGGCGTCGAGATGCCGGGCTGGAAGCTCACGTTGACCGGCGAGATCCGGAGGCGCGCCGATGCTGCCTGACCAGGTGAGGCCCGCCACCCCGCCGGTGATGCTGCCGTATCAGCAGCGCTGGATCGCCGACCCCGCGCCGGTGAAGATCTGGCCGAAGAGCCGACGCATCGGCGCCAGCTGGACGGACGCGGCCGACAGCGTGCTGACCAGCGCGCGCGCGAACGAGGGCATGGACACGCTGTACATCGGCTACAGCGAGGACATGACTCGGGAGTACATCGACGACTGCGCGATGTGGGCCAACGCGTTCCAGTACGCCGCCGGGCAGATGCAGGAAACGCTGTTCGACGATATCGGCGCCAATGGCGATGTGCGTCAGATCAAGGCGTTCCGCATCGACTTCGCGAGCGGTCACAAGATCCTCGCCCTGTCGTCGCGGCCGCGCTCGATCCGCGGCAAGCAGGGCAAGGTGACGATCGACGAAGCGGCGTTCCACGATGACCTCGACGGGCTGCTGACCGCCGCGCTCGCGCTGCTGATCTGGGGCGGGCGCGTGCATGTGATGTCGTCGCACAACGGCGAGGACAACCCGTTCAACCTGCTGGTGAAGGACGTGCGCGCCGGCAAGTACGCCTACAGCCTGCACCAGACCACGTTCGACGACGCGCTGCGCGACGGGCTGTACGAGCGCGTGAAGCTGATCCAGGGCGCGCGCTTCAAGTTCGACAGCAAGGAAGCCTGGCGCGACAGCATCTACGCGTTCTACGGCGATCGCGCGGCGGAAGAGCTGGACTGCATCCCGAAGGCTGGCAGCGGCGTCTACATCCCGCGCACGCTGGTCGAGCGCTGCCAGTCGCCGGACATCAAGCCGCTGCGCCTGGCACGACCCGCTGAGTTCGTGCTGCGCCCGGACCGCCTGGAAGAGATGGAGCGCTGGTGCCGCGACAACCTGCAGCCGGTGATCGACTCGATGGCCGGGCGGCGCACCGTGGTCGGCCGCGACTTCGGCCGCTCGGGTGACCTGTCCATCACCAAGGTGCTGCAGCAGGACGTGGCGCCGGGCCGCTGGTCGGTGGCGCTGCACCTCGAAGAGCGCAACATGCCCTTCGACTGCCAGCAGTTCGTGTTCTTCTACCTGGTCGATCGCCTGCCGCTGTTCTTCCACGGCAAGCTCGATGCGCGCGGCAACGGCCAGCAGCTGGCCGAGGCGGCGATGCAGCGCTACGGCGTGAGCCGGATCGAGTGCGTGATGGCCAGCCCGACCTGGTACGCCACCTACTTCCCGCCGTACAAGGCGGCGTTCGAAGACCGCTCGATCACCACCACGCACGGCGAAGACGAAGTGGCCGACCACCGCCGCGTCATTCTCGACAAAGGCCGGCCGCGTATGGACGAAGGCCGCGATAAAGGCAGCGACGGCGGCTACCGACACGGCGACGGCGCGATCGCGGGTGTGCTGGCCTGGGCTTCGACGATGGTCGAGGGCGAGCCCGCCGCGGGTGCGACCGTCGAGGCCGAGCCCGAGGCCTACGCCCCGCAGCGCGCGAGCGGCATGGGCAGCCTGTCGCGTCGCCCGCGCGACTTCGGCATCGAGCAGCACCGCACCGGCACGATTTTCGGTCGGAGAGTGCGGTGAACACCCCAACGCGTTTTAAGCCCCTCAGAGGCGTTTTCGAGGTCGAGGTGCGGCATCGGGTCACCCTTCGCCCGATACCCCCCGGTCGGACCGTTTCTGACAGCCTTCCCGAGGTATTCGCATGAAGCTGATCGACTCCATTTTTCGCTTCGTGGGCCTCGCCCCCGAAAATGCACCCGCAGAAGCCACCTCGACCACACCGGCCCATGTGACGGAAGCGGCTGGCGTCACCATCGACAACGATGAAGACGGCTGGCGCCGGCTGTCCGGCGACACCCGCCGCGACCTGTCACCCACCAGCCAGTACCGCATGCGCGAAACCGCCGCCTTCCTGTGGGAGGCCAACGCGCTGGCCAACCGGATGATCGAGCTGCCGATCGCCTTCATGCTCGCCGAAGGTGTTTCGCTCAAGCACGAAGACGAAGTGCTGCAGCTGGTGCTCAACGATTTCTGGAATGACCCGATCAACTGCTGGGACATCAAGCTCGAACGCAAGGTGCGCGAACTCGCGATGTTCGGCGAACAGTGCTGGCCGACCTTCGTCAATGAATACACCGGCCATGTGCGCCTGGGTTACCTCGACCCGGCGCTGATCGAAACCGTGGTGCATGACCCGGACAACCCCGAGCAGCCGATCGGCATCGTGACGGTGAAAGACGCGAAGGGCCGTGCGTTGCGCTACCGCGTCATCGTCAATGGGCCCGACGAAGAACTGTTCACCTCGCGCACGCAGGCTATCCGCGACACCTTTATCGACGGTGAATGCTTCTACTACCAGGTGAATGTGCTGAGTGCTGGCAAGCGCGGCCGCAGCGACCTGCTCGCCGTCGCCGACTGGCTGGACGGTTACGACAGCTACCTGTTCAACGAGCTGGAGCGCGCACAGGACACGCGGGCGCACATCTGGGACGTGACGCTGACTGGGTCGGACCAGGCAACGGTCGATGCGCGCGCCAAGCAGATGCGGACACCCGGCCCGCGTGCGATCCGCGTGCACAACGAGAACGAGAAGTGGCAGGCGGTGGCCCCTGACCTGAACGGCAATGACTCGGAGGCCGTTGCGCGCCTCTTCCGTAACCATGCCCTGGGCGGTGGCACGCTGCCGGAGCACTGGTTCGGCGGCGGCGGCGACGTGAACCGAGCGGTCGGTGCTGAGATGGGCGAACCGACCTTCAAGGTCATGAGCATGCGGCAACGCCTGTGGAAGCACATCCTGCAGAACGTGGGGCGCTACCAGCTGCGCAAGTACCTGGGCGCCCGCGCCGTCGAACCGCGCTGGAACGATCCGCAGACGCAGTGCGAGGCCGTGTTCCCGGAACTCACCGCGCGCGACACCACGAAGTGGGCGGCGGCCATGCAGCAGGTGGTGGCCAGCGTCATCCTCGCGACGGACCGCGGCCTGATCACCGAGGAGACCAGCGTCGCGCTGGTTCAGCAGATCGCGGGTCGTCTGGGCGTCGAGTTCGATGCAGCCGAGGAGCTGAAGGCCGCCCGCGCCGAACGCGAAAAGCGCCAGAATGACGAAGCGAAGCGCCGGCAGGAAGAGGATTTCTATCGCGAGCCGATATCGCCGCCCGCCGGCGGCAACCCCGCGCAGCAGACCCCGCCCGCCGATGACGCGGAATGAACGACGACGAGAAAGACGCGCTGCGCGAGCTGACGCGCATCGTCGCCGACACCGAGGCTGAAATCCGCCGGCTGCTCGCGCTCGCTGCCGCCGACATCAGCGCCACGCTGCTTGCGCAGCCCAGCGAGTGGCAGGCCTGGTACCTGCCCCAGCTCGAAGCCAGCGTGCGCCGCACGCTGCAGGCCTACGGCGACACCGCCGCGTCCGCGGCCGGTGCGTCGCAGGTCACCACCATCGCCGCTGCATCCGAAGCGGTGGCCACCTCGCTACAGGTCCGCGCCGGCGTCGTGCTGCCGACCGTGAGCACCGCTCAGCTCGAAGGCATGCGCGTGTTCCTGACCAGCAAGGTGCGCGACATCACGCTCGACATGGCCAACCGCGTGAATCAGGAACTCGGCCTGGTCATCATCGGCACGCAGTCGCCGTTCGATGCCATGAAAAAGGTTTCAGCCCGGCTGGATGGTGGCATCGACCGCGCCGCCACCATCGTCAGCACCGAAGTCATGCGCGCCTACAGCGCCGGCGCGCAGGCGCAGGCGCAGAAGTACTTCGACCTGTTCGGCCTGGTGAGCTGGAAGACCTGGCGCAAGAGCGGCAAGCTCGCACCGCGCCAGAACCACGTGATCATCGACGGCCAGCGCGTGCGCTTCGACAAGCCGTTCAGGCTCAATGGCGGCCAGGTGAAGATGATGTACCCGCGCGACCCGAAGGCGCCCGTGAAAGAGACTGCCAACTGCGGATGCGTGGCGCTGTACCGGCCCGCGGATGACGATTGATGCCGGTCTACGTCGATGACATGCGTGCGCGCTATGGCCGCATGGTGATGTGCCACATGGTTGCCGACACCTTGGACGAGCTGCACGCAATGGCGGATAAGATCGGCGTGTCCCGGCGCTGGTATCAGGGGCCGCCCATCACGCGCAGGCCCCACTACGACATTTCTTTGTCGAAGCGGGCTGTCGCGATACGCCTGGGCGCGCTTGAAATCCGCAGACGACAGGCGCCAGCCATCGCTCGCCGCTGCCTCGATCCGATGGTCAGCGCCGGGCCAGTCAAGGCTGTGATAGCCTGACCCGCCGCTTTAATCCCCCGCCCGCCTTCCCCTCGCTGCTGCTGAACGCGTTCAGCATGTACGCCCGTTTCGCCCCTGCCCACACTGGCACCCGTTCGCTTTTCAAACCGCGATGGAGTGCCACCCATGAGTGCATCGGACCCGAAGTCCACCCCGCCGGCCGCTGAGGCAGCCAAGCCCGAACTGACTGCGAAGCAGGCCGCCGCGCTGGTGAAGCGCGCGGTGCCGCAGCCGCCGGACGAAGACGGCAAGCCGCAGCCGGACAAGATGGTGGCGGTGAAGGCCGAGGAAGTGCTGTCGCACAAGGTCTATGAAGACGGCCGCGTTGTCGTCGTGACCGAAGACGGCCAGAAGTTCGAGGGCGCGCTGAAGGAATCGGCGAAGTGAAGACCATCCCGCCCGAGGGCCTGCGCGGTCTGCGCCTGGTTGAAGCGGCGGCCGGCGAGCTGCGCGCCCGTTTCGACCTGGTGCGCGCTGCGGTGGCCAAGGCCAACGGCCGCGACTGGGCGGACATCGTCGCCTGGTACGCCGACCGCGTCGTGGTATGTGACGAGGGCGGGCGGCTCAAGGCCTACCCCTACGCCATCAACGACGACAACACCGTGCAGCTCGGCGCCCCGGAAGAAGTGGTGCAGCAGCACGTGCCGGTGCGCGTGGTCGAGTCGGTCGATGTCGGCCGCGTGATCGAGGCCGCCGCCGACAAGGGTGAGTGGCTGATCCGCGTCATCCGCGCCGGCGAGTCCGCCAACGGCAACGTCTACCCGGCCGCGGTGCTGCGCGAGGCCGCGCCGATGTTCGAAGGTGCCCGCGTGTTCGTGAAGAGCGACGACGAGCACATCAAGGGCAGCGGCAAGGATGTGAACAAGCTCATCGGTGGCCTCACTGCGCCGCGCTTCGTCGAGGGCGCCTCGCCCGAGGCCGGCGAGATACAGGCCATCGTGCGGCTCATCGAGCCTGAAGGCGCCATCGCCGTGCGATTCCGCGAGGCGCACTCCCGCGGCCTTTCCGGCCTCTTCGGTTTCAGCATCGACGCCTACTGCGACGCGAAGAAGGTCACGCGCGGCGGCAAGCGTTTTCGCGAAGCCACGAAGTTCAAGGCAATCAATTCCGTGGATCTGATCGTCGAGCCGGGCGCCGGCGGCGAACTGATCCGCATGGTCGAAGCAAAGCAATCACAGGAGCACGACACTATGCGTACCCGCATGATCGAAGCCATCCGCGCCAAGCGCCCGGACCTCGCCGCGGACATTACCGACGACACGCCGGAAGATGTCGTGCTGGCCCGCTACACCGAAGCCACGAAGCCCGCGCCGACCGCGTCGGGCGTCACGCCCGAGCAGCTGGCCGAGCAGGTGCGCATGATCGAGGCCCGCGCCACCGCCCGCGCCACCATCGGCGCCAGCAAGCTGCCGCAGCCGGCGAAGGACAAGCTCATCGCCGACTTCGCAGCGCGCGAGCGCTTCGTCGAGGCCGACGTGACCACCGCGATCGAAGCCGAAACCCAGTATCTCGGCCGCTTCACCGAATCCGGCAAGCCCATCATCCCGTTCAACTCGGTGGAAGTGGGCGACCGCAGCGTGCTCATCGCCGACATGCTCGACGCCTTCTTCGACCGCAGCCACAAGAATCACCGCAGCGTGCAGTCGTTCAAGGAGTGCTACATCGAGATCACCGGCGATCGCCGTGTGACCGGCGATGTGGAAGATTGCGACATGTCGCGCCTGCGTGAGGCGGCTGGCAGCCGCTTCGTTGAATCGGTGAGCACCACCACCTTCGCGAACGTGCTGGGCGATTCGATGCGCCGCAGCCTCGTGCGTGCCTACGAGGGCGACACCGACCTGCAGGGCTGGCGCCGCGTGTGCGACGTGGTGCCGCGTTTCGACTTCCGCAGCAATGAGATCACGCGCATCGGCGGTTACGGCAACCTGCCGGCCGTGAATCAGGCTGCGGGCTATGCGGCGCTGACCACGCCCAGCGATGAGAAGGCGAGCTACGCCGTCACCAAGCGCGGCGGCACCGAAGACGTGACGCTGGAGGCGATCCGCAACGACGATGTCGGCGCGCTGCGTCGCATCCCGCAGGAGCTGAGCGCCGCCGCGCTGCAGACGCTGTACGAGTTCGTGTTCGACTTCATCCGCACGAACCCGACCGTCTACGACGGCGTGGCGCTGTTCCACGCGTCCCACAACAACCTGGGCACCACCGCGCTGGACGCCACCAGTGCCGCGGCCGCGCGCCTCGCGATGGTGAATCAGACCCGCGCCGGCAGCGGCAAGAAGATCAACTGCGGGCCGGCCACGCTGCTCGTACCGTTCGAGCTGCAGGAAGCGGCCTTCAACCTGTTCGTGCGCGGCACCAACAACGACAAGACCTACGTCCAGACGCTGAACCCGTTCGTCCTGCCGATCAACTACTGGACCGACGCGAACGACTGGGCGATGGTCGCCGACCCGATGAAGTGCCCGACCATCGAAATCGGCTTCCTCGACGGCCAGGAGACGCCCGACCTGTTCGTGCAGGACATGCCCAACGTCGGCTCGATGTTCAGCAACGACAAGCTGACCTACAAGATCCGCCACATCTACGGCGGCACCGTGCTCGACTTCCGCGGCATGCGCAAGCACGTGGTGGCGTAAGGCATACGACCAGGCGCAGTGATCCATGCCCTGGCGGCGCGGTGTAGGCCGTGCCGCGCTGCCGGGTGCATGGGGAGCCCTCCCGCAACGGCCTTCGAACAATTCTCGTGACCGTGGCACGCTCGGGGTGCGGCATCGGCCGCACCCCGCGGGGCCCCGGCACCTCACCGGAGGCACGCCGTGCAACTCAAGACCCAATTCCCGTCCGTAAATCAGGCGCTGTCCGCGTCGCTGCAGGACATCGCCACCTTCGATGTCGCCCAGCTCGACGTGCTGCACCTGGACATCGAGAACACCGGCAGCGCCGCCTTCACCGACTTCCGCGTGCTCGCCCGCGTATCCGAAGCCGCCCCGTGGCGCGACATCACCCCGGCGAGCCTGATGGTCGAAGGCGACCTGGTCTTTGCCCCCGCCCGCACCGTTCTCAGCACGCTGGCCGCGGGCAACTGGGCGCACCTCGGCCTGAACATCACCGACTTCCAGGGCGTGAAGCTGCAGGCAATGGGCGCGAGCGCAGCATCGAAGGTCACCGCCGGCGGCTATGAGGTGAAGCCGTGAGCGGGCTGGATGTATTTGGTCGGCTCAGTCCGCGGATGGGGGCGCGGCAGGCCGCTGCGATGGTGGGGGCGGCCGGTGCGGGCATAGGCGCTTATGCATCAGCGGCACCGCCGGTTGCAATGGTGGGGGGCGACTCCCAACTTGACCGGACGTTCCTGACGACCGCAACAGAGAATTCACTGGTCGGCTACGGCGCCCTAAACCACGCAAACATGGTGCTGGGGCAGGCGTGGGACTGGGTGCCGGGGGCGGATCAGGCCGTTATCGGGGATTCGACCGATGACGTGCTGACCAGGATGGCAGAGATTCGCGCCGTCGATTGCGACCTGCGTTTTCTGAGCCTCGGGACGAACGACATCTGGGGCGACCTGCGCACTGGCGAGCAAACGATTGCTGGACTGGGGCAGGTCTTCGATGCGCTCTCCGACAAGCCCCTCATTTACATCCCGATCACGCCGCGCAGTTTCATCGACGCTGACAAGGTGAGTTACGCACTGCAGGTTAATCGGTGGGCGGCAGCGCAACAATCCGTGCGCCGCAACCTGATCGTGGTCGAGCGGGCCGTCGATGCGATCATCGATCCGTCCAGTACGCAGTTCGTCGCCGCGGCTGGCCTGCTCGACGGCGCCGTGCACTGGAACAACGCGGGCGCGGTCAAGGTCGGCGCGGCCATCGCGGCGCGACTCGCAGGGCTGTATCCGGGCCGTGCGCGGATGGTTTCGTTTGCTGGCGATGCGTATCCGACGAACAACGCATCCAACCAACTGCTGCCGTCGCCGATCCTGTCTGGAACGTCGGGCGGGAAAACCGCGACTGGCGGCGGAACCGCGCCGACAGGCAACGTCGCAGCAGGCTTTGAAGTTGATCACGCCGTCGCAGGGACGGGCGCGTGCGCGTGCTCACTGGTTGCGCGCGCTGACGGAATCGGCAGCGATCAGCGTTTGCAGATCAGCGGCGCTGCGGCGAATGATCGTTGGACGTTTCGGAATACCGGGAACATCACTCAGGGCGTATCGCCGGGAGAAGTTCTTCAGGCGCTGGGCGACATCCGGATTTCGTCACACACCAACCTCACCGCGGCCAATCTTTTTATCCAGGCGCAGGTTGACGGTGGTTCGATCAACTACAACCAGGCTCTGCGTAATAGTGCAGCCGATGCGGCCTACGGGGCCGGTTTTGTAGGTGGCATACAGCGCACGCTCGCCGCCGCCTTGCCGGCTGGGGCGACCATCACCGCATTGCAATTTCGCGTCGATGTTCGTTTTGGTGCCGCTGGCGGTGCAGCGGACGTACTGCTCGGACGCCCGAACTTTTGGAATTTGTCGCGACAGTAATACTTATCTGCTCACCACCCAGCCGCCTAGGGGGCTTTTTCATTCCCCGCCGTCCGCGTTCAGCATGTACCGATAGTCGCGCGCGCGCGACGATGCGGGCATGCGTACCGACTTCCATGCCCTGATTGCCGATGCCCTGCCGGGCGCCTCGTTTGACGACGCGGCGCGCGACAGGGCGTTTGCGTCTGCGCTGGCCACTTACAGCAAGGATCGCCCCCGGTCGCGCGTCGAAGATGTGACGGCCACGGGCGGCCATACGCTGCCGCTGCCCACGGGGTGGGTGGCGCTGGCGTCGCGCCTGCTCGATGTCGAGTACCCGGTGGGCAGCTTTCCGCGCCTCACGCTCGCGGCGGACCAGTACGGCACCTACGGCACGCCGACCGGCGAAGCGATCGGCCTGGTGGATGCCATCACGGCCGGCCACAACGTGCGGCTGACCTTTACCGGCGCGCACGAAGTGACCGACGCGGTCGATACCGTGCCGCTTGAGCATCGCCACGCGGTGGCCATGCTGGCTGCCTCGTTGCTGGCCGACCAGGAAGCCACTCGCCACGCCAACGACACGCCGGTGAGCATGGCCGGCGATGCGTCCGACCAGTCGCACCCGGCACGCGAATGGAGCTACCGCGCCAAGTCGCTGCGCAAGCAGTACAGCGACGCCGTGCCGGCCGCTGCCGGCGTGCTGCCGCCGGCCGGTGTGGTGGTGTCCGGCGTGCCGGCCACCGAGCGTCTGGTGCCGCGGAGGTTGCGGCGGTGAGCGCGCTACGCATCTATGTCGACGCGACCGATCTGGAGCGCCTGGCGGCGCAGTGGGATCGCGCGCCCAAGGTGTTCGACGACAGTGTGGGCGGTCGCGTAGGCGGTCTGATGATGGATGTCAGCGCCGACGTGAAGGAACTGACGCCCACGAACCAATCAACGCTGAAGGACAGCATCTTGCACGCAACGCAGGTGCGACCTGGTCTGGGTGTGACGGGCATCGTGGGCACCTCGTTGAGCTACGCAATACCGGTTGAGTTGGGTACGCGACCACACATCCCGCCAATTGAGCCGATTCTCTTGTGGGTAAAGCAGAAATTAGGGTTGCGCGGTCGCGAGGCAAAGAGCGCTGCCTACGCGATCAAGTGGACGATCGCGAAGCGCGGCACGCTGGGTGTGGGGATGTTCCATCGCACGTTCGCGCGACGGCGCGGCGAGATTGCCGGTGTTCTGAATTACGCGGTGCGTGAAGGTCTTCAGAAGGCTTTCGGAGGCCGGCCATGAGCGTCGCTGCCGTGCGCGCGGCCGTCGTCGCCAAGGTGTCCGGCATTGCCGGCATCGGCCTGGTGCATGACCGCGAGCGCTTCATCAACGACAACGCGAAGCTGAAGGCGCTGTACGTGAGCGCCTTCGCCGAGGGCGATCGCCTGCAGGGCTGGTACGTGAGCTGGCGAGGCATGGAGCCGGCCGCACCCGACGAACGCCGCGACACCTGGGCCGTCGTCGGTTACCGAGCGGTCGATGACGCGCGCGACAGCGAGGGCGTGTTCGCCACGCTCGCCGACACGGTCATCCAGGCCTTCCGCAGCTATGAGGCGCTGGCGCTGCCCGGCGTCGCCACTTTCGGCGAGGGGCTGAACGGCCCGTCGCTCAAGACGATGGACCACGTGATGTTCTGCGGTGTGCTGTGCCACCGCGTGGAGATCGAGTTGATCACCGCGAGCTTCACCGCGGTTCAGGGTCAGTGAAGCGCCTTCAACAGGAGAGAAGCATGAGCGCGAAGAACCAAGCCGCACCCGAGGCCAAGCCCGAGCAGACCGTCGATGTCGTGCTCGATGCGGACCACGAGCACCAGGGTGTGCCGCACAAGAAGGGCGAAACCCTCACCGTGCCGAAGCGCGTGGCCGACTGGCTGCGTGCGAATGGCGTTGTCGGCCAGGCGCCGGCTACCGAAAAAGCCTGATCGCCCGGCGACCAGGTTTAACCAAGGAGTACTGCCATGTCCCAGATCGCCATCCAGGGCAAGATGTCCGTCTACGAACGCACCGTGGGCGGTGACCCGATCGACGGCTTCTACGTCGGCTACACCGAGACGGTGACGCTCGATCTGTCGCTGTCCAGCGAAGAGTACGTCGAGGCCGATACCGGCAACAGCCTGACCGTCGCGAAGATCTCGACGGAGAAGAAGACCAACCTCAACGCAGAGATGCGCGAGCTGGACGAGAAAACCGCGGGCCTGGTCGTGCACGGCACGAACTCGACCGTCGCTGCAGGCACCGTGACGGATGAGCCGCTGCCGAACACGATCACGGCGGGCCGTTCGTACATCCTGAGCAAAAGCAATATCACGGGCAGTTTCGCGGTGGTCGACAGCACGCCGACCACGCCGAAGACGCTGCCGTCCGGCCAGTATTCCTGGACCAAGCAGGGCAGCATCATCGTGCTGGACAAGACGACCGGCGGCGCATACATCGAGCCGTTCAAGTGCAGCTACGCACACGGCGGCACGAAGGACATCGCGATCTTCAACGCACCGCAGCCGGAGCGCTGGGTGCGCATCGAAGGTATCAACCTGGCGGACAACAACAAGCCGGTGACCGTCGACATCTATCGCGTGGTCTTCGATCCGGCTCAGTCGTTCCCGATCAAGGGCCGTGGCCTGGCGAGCTACCGCCTGGGCGGCGCCGCGCTGGTCGACTCGACGAAGCCGGTCGACGGCGTGCTCGGTCAGTTCGGTCGCATCCGTCTGGCGGCCTGATCATGAGCGAACAGGCTGCACACCCCGCACCGACCGACCTGGACGTGCTCGTCCAGGCGGTCGACGAACCGCTCAACGTGGGCGGCAAAACCATCACCGTGCGCCCGATCCGCGTGAAGGTGCTGAGCCGGTTCGCGCAGGCGGTACTGCCGCTGGCGCAGGCCTTCGCGCCGGTGATCGACGGCAAGGCCGATCTGACGCAGATCAGCCTCAAGGACTTGAACCTGCAGGATCTGATTGTCTGGCACGCGTCGGACGTAATCCTCGCCGTGTCGCTGGCGACCGGTGAGCCGGAAGAGTGGGTCGGCGAGTTGGACCCGGCTGAGCTGATTCAGGTCGCGGCCGAGGTGCTGGCGGTGAACATGAATTTTTTCGTCCAGCGCCTGGCGCCGATGCTGCTGGCGTCGATCACCCGGATCGGCGCAGCGCGCGTGGCTGGGCCGACACCTTCCAGCAGCTCATCGAGCACGGCCACCGCCGCGCCGACATAGCGAACTACACGCTGGCGGAGATCGAGCTGTACCTGGGCGCAATTCGCCGCGCCGAGGCGCATCGCGCCCGCCAGCACCTGCTGCTCACCGCACAGGCTGCACGCAACGTGATCGGTGACGGCAGGGAGCTGATGCGGACAGCCGACCAGCTCGAAGCGATCGCCAACGACCAACCCCTGGAGTGACCTGGTGGCCGACGTAAAGAACACCCTCTCGCTGGAATTGCAGGTCAAGTACGACCAGGCAATGAAGGCGCTCGGGGAAGTTCGCGGCGCCATCGCGGCCGTCACGCAGGGCACGCCCAGCACCGCCACCGGCGGCGACCTGGGCGGCATGCAGCGCGCACTCGGCGAGCTGAAGACCAGCATTGCCGAGGTGAAGACGGCGATGGCCAGCGTTGGCCAAGGTAGTGGCGGCGGGGGCTTGGCATCTGGCATCGGTGCGCAAGCCGCCAAGGCCAAGGCTGAACTGAACGACCTGAAGAACAGCATTACCGGTGTGGGCGACGCGGCAAGCGGCGCTGCAGGCGGCGGACTGCGGTCGATGGCGACCGGCCTTGTCGGGCTGGGTGTTGGGGTCTTCACGCTCAAGCAGATCGCGGACGCCGTGATCGACGTGGGCCGCGCACTGCTCGAAGCGCAGGGCCGGCTGGACAACTTCCGGGCCGGTATTCAGTTCGCGCTGGGTCGGGACGCCGGGGCCGACCTCGACTACGTACGCGAGACAGCGTCGAACCTTGGCCTTGAGCTGACATCGTTGTCGCGCAGTTACGTGCAGTTCATGGCTGCATCGCGCGGCACTTCGCTTGAAGGCACCCGCGCCCGCGAGGTTTTCGAGTCGATCGCGCAGGCCAGTTCCGTGCTGGGCCTTTCTGCCGAGCGGCAGGAAGGTGCGCTGCGCGCGCTGGCGCAGATGATGTCGAAGGGCACCGTGCAGGCGGAAGAACTGCGCGGCCAGTTGGGCGATCAGCTGCCGGGGGCCTTCCGCCTTGCGGCGCAGGCGATGGGCGTCACCGAGGGTCAGCTTTCCAAGATGCTGGAACGCGGTGAGGTCATCGCGAGCGACTTTCTGCCGAAGTTTGCGGCGGCGCTGCGCACACAGCTCGGCGATACCGCGGTGACCGCCGCTGACGGCGCGCAGCAGGCCATGAATCGGCTTGCGAGCGCGTGGGAGCGTTTCGTCCAGGCCGTGGCGGACTCGGGTGTGGGGCAGGTGTTGAAGGGCGCCCTGAACACCCTGTCCGAGGCGCTTTCCGAGGTATCCGAGGCGTTCGAGCGCGCGAAGCGAAGCGGTGACGGATTCTTCTCGACGTTGGCGAAGGGCTACGCCGCGTACGCCGGCTATGTCCTGCGCGGCTTCGAGAAGGAAACCGAGGCGCTGGAGGCCTCGATCAGGAAGAACGAGGAACTGCTGCAACGGCAGGTGCGAAACGGCTACGACCCAAAGGGTGGCACGGTTTCGGCAATTCGCAGCCAGATCGAGCGCGACAAGGCGGAACTGGAATGGCTCAGGGGTAGCGGCGACGATGGCGGCTGGATGAATGCCGGCCAGCGCAAAGCGATGGATGAGCAGCGCGAGCAGGCTGAGCGTCGTCGCCGTCTTGAAGCCGATATCGGTGACGAGATCACCAAGAACCTTTCACAGATCGCCAAGGCCGAGAAGGCGCTGGCCGACTTCCGCAGTAAGTACGCGCTGCTTCAGGGCACCGCCGAATACGACAAGCTTGAGAAAGATCTGGTGCGGAAGCTGGCCGAGGCGCGTGATACGGCCTCGCGCAAGGGCGTGGCGCAGCCGATACCGAGCGCACGCCGTGTGTTCGACACCGAAGTCGAACTGGCACTGGATGCCGCGCGCCGCGAGGAGCGTGCGCTGCAGGAAAGCTATGGCGTGCGCCTGACCGACCTGCAGACCTACCTCGACCGCCGGCGGCAGATCGCCGATGCGGCACTCTCGGCCGAGACGGCGCGGCAGCAGACGCAGATCGACGCGCAGCGCGAGCTGCTGCGGAAGCTGGACGCGATCACGCCGAAGACCGACGTTCAGGCGCAGACCATTGCCGACCGCCGCACCGACGCGCAGCGCACGATCGAGCAGGCGCAGGCCCAGCAGATCAAGGCGCAGCGCGATCGCGACGACATCGAGCGGCAGTTGCGGCTGTTCGAAACGACCGAACGCCTGGCCGAGATGGAGCGCACCCGCACCCGTGTGGCCGAGGGCTATCGCGAGGTGCAGGACCGCATCCGCCTCGCCGTCGAGCGGCGCGAGATCACCGAGCGCCAGGCGCAGGACTACCTGGCCGAGGCCAACCGCCGCACGGCCGAAGGGCTGCGCGCGCAGGCCGAGCAGTACGACCGTATCGCCGAGGCGGGCGGCATCTTCGCCGAGAACGCCGCCCGCGCCGCCGCGGCGTTGCGCGTGGAAGCCGACAAGCTGGACAGCACGCTGACCTTCATCGAGCAGCGGTTCCGCCGAACCGCGGACAGCATTGACGCCGCGTTCCAGGAAGGCCTGGCCGACATCTTCGAGAGCATCGGCGAGAAGGGCACGAAGGCCGCGGACGTGATCCGCGAAGCGTTCCTGAACGTGGGCCGTTCGATCCGCCGATCGCTGGCCGAGATCGCGGCAGAAGACACGCTGAACGCGATCAATCAGTCACTCGGCAAGGATGCGAACGGTCAGCAGAACACGCTGGGCCGCGTCATTTCGCGGGCGCTGGGCGTCGATGGCAGTTCGCGCGAGCGGGCGCTGTGGGTGCGCAACGCTGATGGCGCGGGCGCTGCTGCCGCGGGCGCGCAAGGCATCCTGCCTGGCGACCTGAAGGGCACGCCGGGCATCGGCGACGTGCTGGGCAATATCGGCACGCAGCTGCGCGACCTGTTCGGCGGCTGGATGGACACGCTGGGCCAGCTGTTCGGCGAGATCACCGGCGGCTTCGGCAGCTTGTTCGACGGCCTGCTGTCGTCGCTCGGCAGCATCTTCAGCTCGGGCGGCGGTGGTGGAGGCGGTGGCTTCTTCGACGCCATCGGCAGCTTCTTCGGTTCCTTCTTCCACCAGGGCGGCGTTGTTGGCGCTGGCATGTCGCGTGGCCGCATGGTCGATCCGCGCGTGTGGATCGGCGCCCCGCGCTTCCACAACGGCGGCATCGCAGGCAACGAGGTGGCCGCCATCCTGAAGCGCGGCGAAGAGGTGCTGACCGAGGATGACCCGCGCCACGCCAAGAATGGCGGCGCGGCGATGGGCGTGAAGGTCGAGCTGATCAATCAGGGCACGCCGCAGCGTGCGACCGGCTCGCAGGCACGCTTCGACGGCCGCCAGATGGTGGTGCAGGTCTTCACCGAAGACATGGCGGAAAACGGCCCGATGTCGCGCGCGATACAGGACACGCTTGGCGGCAACCGCGCCGCCGGGCTGAGTTGAGGGGCTGCTGATGGAATCGTTCCCGACACTGCTTCGCGGGCGCATCCGTGTGCGCGACGGCTATGACCTGGAGCCGGTCACCAGCTTCACGCGCACCGACATGGAAGTAGGCGCGGCGCGCCAGGTGCCGCGCGACCCCGGCGCGGCGGTGCCGGTGCGCTGCACGATGGAGTTCAGCCAGCTTGAATGCGACATCTTCAATGCCTGGTACCGCTACAAGATCAACGACGGCGCCGACTGGTTCGAAATGCCGGTGGCCACGCCGCGGGGCGTGACGGTGGAGGAAGTGCGCTTCACTCGCGCACCGCGCCCGCGCATGCTCGAAAAGGGCGTGTTCATGGTGAATTGCGAGCTGGAGATCCGCACTCTGCCGCTGATGACCGAAGCCGCGCTCGATGCGCTGCTCGGGGGCTGACATGCCGGTCGATATCGACGTAGCCCTGCAGGAAGCCTATGCCAGCGCCAACGCGGTGGAACTGCACACGCTGGAGGTGCGCCACCCCGGCTTCACGCAGCCGATCCGCCTGGTGCTGAGCCATCGCAACCACACGCTGACGCTCGAAGCCGATGCGCCGCTCGATCCCTCGACGCCCGTCGAGTTCATTGGTACGTCGTTCGGCGCGGAAATGCCCGCGGTCGATGAGAACGGCCAGATGCGCATGCGCATCACGATCGACAACGCCACAGGCGAGATCGAGGACGAGTTGGGCCCGGCTGTGCAACTGCCGACCGTCGCTGAAGTGACCTACCGCACGTTTCTGGATCTGGACACCAGTGCGCCGCAACTGCCGATCCTGAACATGGAGGTGTTCGACGTGAGTGCCGGCGACATGACGATCGAAGTCGTTGTCGGGTTCGGCGACTTCAGCAACAAGGCGTTTCCTCGCGAGGACTACACGCGCCAGCGCTTTCCGGGGCTGCGGCGATGAAGGGGCCGGGACACTGGGCGGAGCAGTACATCGGCCTGCCGTGGGAAAAAGGGGGCGAGGGGCCGGACGCCTTCAACTGCTGGAACTTCTTCCGCATGGTGCAGCGCCAGCACTTCGGCCGCGAGATCGGGCCGGTGCAGGCCGATGAAGACGTGCCGCGCGAGTACATCGAGGCCTTCCGCACGCACCCCGAGCGCTGCGACTGGATCGAGGTCGACCGCCCTGCCGAGGGCGACGGCGTCGAGGTGTGGCACATCCGTTACCCGTGGCATATCGGTGTGTGGGTCGACGTCGATGGCGGCGGCCTGCTGCACTGCGTGCGCGGCATGGGCGTGATCTTCTCGCGGGCACACGAGCTGCCGGCACAGGGCTTCGGCCGCGTCGTGTGCTTCCGCCACCGGAGCGCGCTGTGACTCGCCGCGAGCCGTTTGCGCGGATGACAATCAGCGCCAGTGCGCTCGCGCCCAGCGTGACGGTGCGCGAGGTCGCGTTGCGCAAGCCCGCATCGATCGCAACGCTGGTCAGGCGCTACAAGGTCGGCACGCATGGCTTGCCCTTCGTGTGCTCGATCGACGGCTTGTACTACGGCCGCGCGGAGTGGCCGACGCGCCGCGTCGAGGCCGGCGAGCACGTGATCTTCCGCAGCGTGCTGCAGGGCGGCGGCGGCAGCAATCCGCTGAACCTGGTCATGCAAGCGGTGCTGGCGGTGGCCACCGGCGGCGGCTCGATCTGGGCCCAGATCGGCACCTTCGCCATGAGCGTGGTCAAGGGCATGGTGGTGAACTCGCTGCTGAACCTGCTGCTGCCCTCGCCGAAGCAGCCGGCGGCAGCCACCAGCCGCGCAATGGCCTCGCCCAGCCCGACCTACACCTTGCAGGCGCAAGGCAACAGCGCGCGGCTCGGCCAGCCGATTCCCGTGCTGTACGGCCGCCACCTGATCTTCCCCGACTACGCGGCCGACCCTTACGGCGAGTTCCGCGACAACGAGCAGGATCTGTTTCAGCTCTTCTGTGTGTCGCAGGGCCAGGTGGCGATCGAGCAGCTGCGGATCGAGGACACGGTGATCACCGGCACCCTGGGCGCCGACGGCTACTACCGGTCCGATTCGCCGTTCACCGGTGTGGTCTGGCAGATCGTGCCGCCGGGCGGCACGGTGACGCTGTTCCCGGCCAACGTCAGCACGTCAGGCGAGGTCGCTGGCCAGAAGGCCGAGAAGGACGAGACGCTGGGCCCGTTCGCGGTCAATGAGCCCGGCACCGTGATCGACCGCATCGGTTACGACGTGGTGTGCCCGAAGGGCCTGTACTGGTTCCGCGACGACGGCACGATGGACCCGCGTACGGCCACGTTCACGGTCGACGCCCAGCAGATCGACGACAGCGGCAACCCGCTGGCGGCGTGGTTTCAGCTCGCGACGCATTCCGTGTCGAAGGCGACGAACACCGCACAGCGCTTCAGCTGGACGAAACAGGTTCCACTGGGCCGCTATCGCGTGCGCCTGACTCGGGTAAATGACCCCGAAACGAGCACCCGCGGCACCAGTGACCTGCACTGGGCAGGCGTACGCGGTTATCACCCCGGAAACCAGGCTTACGGCGACGTGACGATGCTGGCGCTGCAACTGCGCGCCGGCAACCAGATCAGCGAGCAGAGCGCGCGCCGTATCAACCTGATCGGTCAGCGCTACCTGCGCACCTGGCACCCAGAAACCGGCTGGACGCCGGCGCCGGTGGCCACCCGCAACCCGGCGTGGGCGCTGGCCGACATGGCACGCGCACAGTACGGCGGGCGCCTGCCGGACAGCCGCATCGAACTGAGCACGCTGTACGAGCTGGCCGCGCTGTGGGAATCGCGCGGCGACCGCTACGACGCCGTGCACGACACGAAGGGCACGTTGTGGGAGGCGCTGACGCTGGCCGCGCGTGTCGGCCGCGCTGCGCCCTACACCCAGTACGCCAAGCTCTTCTTCGTGCGCGACACGCCGTCGACGATGCCGGCGATGCTGTTCAGCGACCGGAACATCGTGCGCGGCTCGATGCGCGTGCGCTACATCGTCCATAGCAGCGAGACGGTGGACGCCGTCGAGTGCGATTACATGGACGAAAACACCTGGTCGGAAAACCGGGTGCTGGCCAAGCTGGCCGACTCGGCCGCCGAGCAGCCCGCGCGCCTGAAACTGTTCGGCGCTGTGCAACGTCTGCATGTGTGGCGCGAGTGCATGCACATGGCAGGCGCGAACCGGTACCGGCGCGCCGTCATCACGCTGTCGACCGGCAAGGAGGGGCTGATTCCGCGCCCCGGCACGCTGTGCGCGATACAGCACCGCCGGCCGAAGTGGGGGCAGAGCGGCGGTGACCTGGTCGCGTTCACTGGCGCAAACGACGACGGTGGCGTCGATATCGGTGGCGTGCTCACCCTGGAGCGTCCAGTCGAGTTTCTGGACGCGACGCCTCATTTCGTTGCCTTCCGCGGTCGGCGGGGCGAAATGCATGGGCCCTACCAGGTCACCGCCGGTGCCGACGCGCAGCACGTCGTGCTTGCCGAGGCGATCGACGACTGGCAGCCCTATGTAGGCGCCAACGGCGAGCGCACGCACGTGGTGTTCGGGCCTTCGAACAGGATGTGGATCAAGGCGCGGCTGATCACGCCGATCCGCCCGCGTACCGAGACAGTCGAGCTGGCGTTCGTGATCGAGGCCGACGAGATGGCCGATATCGACGCCGGCAGCCCGCCGGCGGAAACGCCGGTGTTCAACCTGCCGACGATCCCTGATACGCCCTCGATCGGCGGCGACATCCTCGCTGTGCCGGGCGGCGCGCCGGATCTGCCCACGCTGGCGCTGTCGTGGCCGGGCGCGGTCGGCACGAAGTTCTACCTGGTGGAACACAGCTACGACAACGAGTCGTGGGTGCCGGTCGGCCAGCCGACGGCGCCCAGCTACACGATGCAGGTGCAGCGCGGCATGAGTTACGTGCGCGTGGCGCCTGTGGGCCGAAATCAAGGGCCGTGGGTCTACGCGAGCGTCGATGTGCAGGGCGGCACCGACACCGCAGAGCCTGGCCAGCCGGATGACCCGACGGCCGCGGCGTTCCAGACCACTATCGTCGTCGAGTGGCCCGAGCATCTGCGGCCGGATATCCGCTACATCGAGATCTGGCGATCGCCGTCGGCCACCTTCGCCGCCGGCGCCCAGCTCGACATCGTCGACGGCAACGTGCGCCGCTACGCCGACCCGGTCGGCACCAGCAACGCCCAGCGCTGGTACTGGTACCGCCTCATCAACACCCGCGGCGAGCCCGGCCCGTGGTCACTGCCGGCGAACGCAACGACCACGGCCGTAGGCGGCGTGACGGTCGTGGCCAACGTGCCGACCAGCAACATGGGCGACATCGTCTTCGTCAGCACGCAGCAGAGCCTGTACGAATGGCAGGGCACCGCTTACGTCAAGGCGCAGCCGACCATCGCTGCGAACAAGATCCTTGCCGGCACCATCACGGCTGCGCTGCGGATGGAGGCGGCGGAGATCGTGGGCGGCACGCTGGACATCGCCGGCAAGTTCAGTGTCGACGCCAACGGCAATGTGCTCATCCGCAGCAGCGCCAGCGGCGCGCGTGTCGAGGTCAGGAACAATGTCATCAAGGTCTTCGACGACAACAACGTGGTGCGCGTGAAGATCGGGGATCTGTCCCAATGAGCTGGGGCATCGAAGTCCGCTCCGAGGATGACGTGGTTCAGCTCACCAGCGAGGCGTCATCGCTGCTCTTCGTCGACTTCATCGAGCACATCGGCGCGGCCGGCGCCGTGTTTGCCTGGCCCGACCTGACCGGACGCCAGATCATGCTGATGGCCGTGCCTTATGTGGCGTGGCCGTTCTATGCGATCAGCTACCCGGGCGGCGTGCCGACGGTGACCACCACCGAACCGGAATGGGGCTCGGGGATGTCCAGCAACTTCGCCTACGTGTTCCTGATATGAGCTACGGATTCGAAGCGATGGACGCTGCGGGCCGGGTGCTGCTGTCGCACCGGGTCGGCGGTTACGGCTACAAGGGCACGTTCGCCGCCTCGTTGTATTCCGATTTCCTGACCTACACCTCGTGCGGCGAGCGATCGAACTCGTTCTACTGGATGCAGGGGCGCGGGAATTACAGGGCTTTCCTGCCGAAGAGCCAGTTTCCCAGCCCGCCGCTCGTGTTCTTCGAACTCCCGACCTATCCAGATGGCTGCGGCGTGGCGGGCATCTTCGAAGAGTCGTCGCAATGGGTCGTTTCATTTCTGTCGACGGTGCAGCCGGTGGTGCACGCCTTCGGCGTCTTCACGAACGAACCGAAGAGCACTGTGGGCGCGGGAATTCAGGTCTTTGACTCGAATGGTCTGCTTACTTTCGACAGCATCGCCCGGCGTCCCTTGCAGCTGCTGCAGCCGCCGCTGGCCATCGCTCAGCCTGCAATCAGTTGGCCACTCGTGGGGACGATCACCTACGGACGTGCCACGGTCACCAACGACACCACGTGGACGCCTGCAGTCACGCTGCCCAGCACTGTGCTGTGCTCGGGCGTCGCACTTTGGGAAGCGCTGTATGAGCCCGACACGATGGGCGCCGGCGGGAAGACCAACTATGGCCTGCACGTTCAGACCTGGTGGCGACTGCTAGGCCGGGACGGCAACAACATCCGCTTCTTCGGATACCAGTACAAGAACTGCCAAAACGCGACGGGTTGGCTCAATCCCTACACGCATCCGCGCGCGTTCAACGGTCACCTGATGCTTGCCGACAAGGCGCTCTACATATGAGCCGCAGCGTTCGCCTCGATGCGGCTGGCCTCAGCGAGTACGGCCTGATACCCGATCAGGTCGCCTGGGCTGATGAGGTGTGGATCGGGTCGGTGTGCATAGGGCTGGCCGGCGCCTGGGCATCCGGTCGTGTTCCATTGGCCCTGATTCGGAGCTTCAGGGCGCACGCCCTAGGCCTTCCGGTATTGGTCAATCACCTTCTTGGGGTTGATCCGGTCATCTACGTCAGCACCGGCGAATCGGCGTGGCTCGACTACTGCGTTCGCGCCGGTGGTGTGCCGATGGCGCGATTTCCAACGCTTGGGGTGATTTACGCGATCAGTCGTCAGCGCTGCACCTGGTGGAAAGGCGCCCGCGACCCCGACAACCTTCCCGTTCCCGATGGAGACTCGCGATGGATACCTCGCGCCGTTGTTCGCTTGCCGTCCTGATTGCCCTGCTCGCCGGCTGCGCGCTCACGCCGCCGGCGTTCAAGGCGCCGCCCGAGCTGAGCGAAGCCGAGGCCATCCAGTGGTATGCCGGCTGCGACAGCGGCGTGCATGTGGCCAGCTTCGGCCGGCTCGGGTCATGGAGCGCATCGAGCGGCCGCGCCTGGTCGCGCGGTTACGTGACCTGTCGTGACCGGTACGTTCTGCTGCAGGCGAAGCGGCGAGAGTAG